CAAGGAAGAGCCGTGTAGTCTCTCGGCATTCTGTATAGCACGTAAATCTTTAAGCTCCGAAAGGGGCAACGTTTTGGTCTATTACAGATAGAAACCCAGTATGGCAGTTTATAGACATGCAGGTCTATGACTCAGAATTCCCTATTGTTTCCTCCGGGCACCTGAAAAGGTACCCAGGATCAGCATCTCTGTGCGATCACCGTCTGAGATTGGCTGCGGCGCTTTCCTAACAGGGATCTCCTCATATGAGTATGAGGTCACTCCTTGATAGTGTCGCTTAACAGTCCGCTCATATGTGAACCACAGATCACCTTCACCAACGTAGGGCCGAATGGGCGCGAGATCAGGACAGTCGCAAGTCTTAGAAACGAATAGACGTGAACACCAGTATTTATCAATGCCTTCATCAGACATTGGTTTCAACCGATAATCACGCTTAATGAATTTGGACTTAAACTGAACTGAAGAATCTGATGGCTTGATCATTCCGGCGGCTCGGGCTGCGTAAGCAATCCGACCCATCCAGGGATCAACTGAAACCTCTAACTCCGAATCTGTTGGGACATAATCACCAACAATAATCCGAGGTCGAAGGATCACACCAGAATATTTAGCCGTAGGGATGTTTACCCCCATTCGAGAGAATAACTGTAAAGTGGGATCAGAAATGAATTGAGAAGCCATAAGACGTTGTTCTTTAGTGATGTTCATTCTCCAGTCAGCAGGAGCGAGAGACGGATCAAGTCCGTATCCACCGAGATGACTGGGAAGATACCAACTTGGTCGGAAAAACCGGCCAAAGAAGGTATCTCTAAAACGCCGTAAGGCGAAAGGAACAACACAACGAGTCCAAGGCGAAAGCTTCACCATCTTTGAAAGATCCCGAGCTATGAGAATCGGAGTAGAGTCTGACTCACCTCCCTTCAATGAACGACCGGTCACCAGTTTCTGTGACAAATAGCCACAACGAACCATGCGATCATGTCGTCTAATGAAAGTTTGAGAGTTAATCATGCAAACGTCGGAAGAAAGATAATGCTTTCCAGCAGAAATCTTAAACCCAGCGTCAGCAGATGAAGGTAAGAAAAATCGGTCATGAAAGTCTTGAGTGCATTTAAAAAGCATATCATCACCATTCACGATCACATTTCTCGCCATAATCTTACTCATTCTCTTCCTAGAATTTCTCTCCCTAACATCGATTTCCGGTTCGCTAACCCAGTTATCCAACGCTGTGAAATATACCGAAAGGTTAATGACACAAAGCATCGGAAAGCTAAGAGGATGACCCATGAGCTGACCTTCACAAAGTAAAACTTCGCTATGGTCAGGATAGGTCGCATAACCAGGAAATAATGAGATCAGGCCTAAATTGTAATACGGAGAATCCTTCAAACCCCGAAAGGCTTGTAGGGATGCATCCTTCTTTAACATATCTGTGGCCGCCTCATAATCTACCGAACACCACTTCTCCAAAGGAACTGATTGGTCAATTTCATTGACTCGGTCCGTAAGGTCATCCTTGAGCATAGTAGAGAAA